TTTTGGGAATAAACAAGTCTGCACCGCATGAGCAAACATTTCGCTTACAATCTATCCAATCTTCGGGCACTGTAAAGTTATCCCAAACACTGCCCAATTTGCCGCCGACTCTGCAACTGGCTGTCCAAACTCCGCCGTCCATGTCAATGTACAAACTGTCTACACCTGCTCCACATTTCCAGTTTGGCAAATAATTTAATTTGGCTCCAACTAGCTCATCGGTACTCCAATCTCGCCATTCGCCATTTTCTGCATACGTTCGTATTGGTTTTCCGGAAGTTATTTCTTTGTTTTTGCTCATGGAGTATTTATTTGCAGTATTTTAGGTGCCAAAAGAACTTGACAACAATACCAATTGACTATATAATATACATATTGTTTAACGCAACTGGAGCAGAAATTGGCTACTAAACTCAAAAAAGAATCTATTGCACTTCGTGAAAAAGCTAAACGCGACTATAGCCCAAGCTGGGTCGGATGCGAAACTTGGGACGAAAGCAAGTTCTTGCGTTATTTCCATTCTGCTATGCAATACTACCGAATTGAATCTAGCGGCAAAGAGCTCAAGTCAAAAGTGATCGACTGGATGGGCAAAAACGGTTACGACAAGAAAACAATTGCCGCATTTAAGAAAACTAAAGACAACCGTTGTGGCATGACTGTAGGCTCAATTGCTGCCTGTTTGCTTAAAGGTATGCAAAGTTGCCGAGGCGACTTCAACAAAGGTCGTGACACTGCTACATGGTTAGGTGCAGAAATTGCTAAGATTATCGATGAAGGTAAAAACGACATTGACGAAGAAGCAGTAGCCGCATCGGCTGCTGACAAGCCAGCAGTGTACACTCCTACCATTCAAGAACGTACACGAGATGCCGCACTGGCAATGACTGAAGAAATTGAGAACGCTTACGAAAACTTTCAAAACGATCCAGAGAACTTTGATCCAAAGGCATTCAAAGTTCTCAACTTGCTAAAGAGCCAACAAGCTAAAGCAGGTCATGCACGTATTATTCGTGACTTTTATGCTAAAGACTTAGCAGAGCTCGAAGAGTTGGCAAGCGGCAATGCCGACGATCAACTCAAAGAGGGTTACAAGCACCGTAGCCGTAAACAAGTTAAAAACTTCATTCAGTTCTTAACTGAGGTACAAAATGCTTGCAACATGTTGATGCAAGAAGCTAAGGTTAACAAAAAGCCACGTAAAACTAAAGCAGTTAGTAAAGACAAGTTGGTTGCTAAACTCAAGTATAAGAAGACTGACGAGCCGTTGAAACTGGTTAGTGTTAACCCTGCGGACATTATCGGCGCTCAAGAACTGTGGGTGTTTAACAGTAAGACTCGCAAACTTGGCAAATATGTAGCAGAAGAGTTCAAAGAATTGGGTGTAAAAGGCACTACAATTACAGGTTTTAGCGAAATGAAATCTGTACAAAAGACTCTGCGTAAGCCAGCAGAACAACTTGCGGCGTTTAAATCAGCCGGAAAAGTAGCCCTGCGTAAGTTCCTTGAGGACATCAACGCTGTAGATACTAAAATGAACGGTCGTTTAAACGAAGAAACTCTGCTTCTTAAAGTAGCGTAACACTACATAGGGCTGTGGATAAATACTCTAAAGAGAGTATTTCCATGGCCTTAAACATTTTCGAACCATTAAAATTTAGCACCCAAGGTATTAACGACCTTGCAACACAAGAAACCTTAATTGTTAGTAACGGTAAAATTACCGTCAATACAGTTGAAGCTAAACAGGCAGTTTCATTTGCTGGCACTAGCTTTGCCGATGTAGAAGGCAAAGGAATTCAGTGGACTGACGGTCGCAAAACTAAAACGCTAACACTTAAGAAATCTGCACTTTGGGCTAACATGAGCCTGAATCTTGAAACAGAACAGCAATACATGATTGATAATGTACCTGTTTTAAGTTTCACAGACTTAGGACCTACTGTTACAAAGAGTAACTTAAGATCAGTTGGTACTCTTAGAAATTTAAATGTTTCCGGTAACGCATCGTTCGGCGAGTTTGCTTATCTTGTTAGTGACTTAAATCGTATTGGTGTTAACACTGAACAGCCGGGTGCGGCAATTGGTATCCGTGAAAACGGATCTGAACTAGTACTAGGTGCTATTAAGAACGGAGTAGGTGTTGTAGGAACTGTTGATAATACTAATTTTGAGATTATCACAGATAACACTACTAGAGTAACAGTAAGTAATAACGGCGATGTTCGTGTACACGGCAAGCTATACGCTGAGGAAGTACTTACACAGCGTTCTAGTCCTATGGTGTTTAAAGAAACAGACACTAGTTCGTTGTACGGCAAGGGCGTTCTTTGGGCAGGATTAACAGGAACTACTCGTCAATTTGTCTATCAAGCACAACCAGATAGATTGTGGTCAACAGAAACTATTGACCTAGCAGAATCAAAATACTTTGCAATTAACAGAATATCTGTATTATCACAGTCTACGTTAGGTGATACAGTTACAGAAAGTAGCTTGCAAAAACTAGGCTTGTTAAGAGAACTACAAGTAATGGGCGATGCGGCAGTAACTAGAACATTGTCAACTTCGCGAATTGAAATCGGAAGATTTGCAATTGGTGAAAATACATTAGAGACTCGTGATGCTTTCTCTGTAGTTAGAAATGGTCTTACTGAATTAGACATCAATTCTAACATTGTAATTGGAAATGCTGGAAATCAAAATAGAGTAGTTTCAGTATACGGACAACTAGCAGTGGGCGTTGCAGTTCCAGCAGCTGATGTTGCACTAACAGTATCAGGACCAGTTAGTTTCGACAATAAGAAATTCAATACTGGCGCCGGTATACCAACAAGCGGAACATATAACAAAGGCGATATCGTTTGGAACACTGACCCGAAAGCAACTGATTATATTGGTTGGGTGTGCGTAGTTCCGGGTGCGCCTGGTTCTTGGTTACCGTTTGGTGCTATTGCTAGCCGATAATGTTGACTTCTGCTAGTAAGAAAGTATAATTACAATATGCGGACTTAGGCATTCATCCCGCAATATAAACTCTGCATGCCATCAACTTGCTACCTAAAAAAGGAGACTAGAGATGGCAAATCTTCAACCCGTACTATACAAGTACACAAGCACAAAAGAGTACCACGATGCATTTCCATGTGCATACAGACAATGGCGTTCAGACTCTCATTGTAATTTAATTCACGGATACAGTTTTTCAATGAAGTTCTATTTTGGAACTAATGATTTAGATGTCCGCAATTGGGCTGCTGATTACGGTGGCTTAAAAGAACTTAAAAAGACATTAGAAGATCAATTTGACCATACGCTTATTGTAGCACAAGATGATCCAGAAATGGAAGTATTCAAAATGCTACAGGAAAAGAATATGGCAAAAGTTGTAGTTCTTCCAGCATTAGGGTGCGAAGCACTAAGCGACATGCTCTACAAGTATGTTAACGGTGTTTACATTCCGGAAATGTGGGGACCAGGCGAGTCAAAGAGGCTTTGGTGCTATCGTGTAGAAGTACGTGAAACTCAATCCAATATGGCGTTCCGAGAAGGGCACCGTGAATGGAATGAAGACTTGTTTGCATAATCAAATAAGTTGACAGTTACTGGACATAGTGTTATAATATGCTATGTCCATTTTTATTGATTGTGTTTTATGAAAAAGATTGGTTTTGCCTGCAAGTGGATTGATCGACCAGATCAAGTTGACGGCATCAAGAAAGACGACGATGCTAAACAGTATAACACTGGCAGTACTACAGTCGCCTGGCTTAAACGTCAAAGTGAACAAGTCGCAGAAGAAAAACTCTGGGACTTGATGAAAGGCAACATTGAGTCGACTCGTAAACTTGTTGAAAGAGTAGGTAAATTAGATGAACACCACCGAATGGTACGGCTTAGCAGTGATATTCTTCCTGTATATACTCAGCCAGATTTTGCTTATTTTTGGCGCTTGTCGGATGTCCGTGCTTATTTGGAAAAGGAATTCGCTAGGGTTGGCGATCTTGCAAGAAGTGCTAATGTTAGGCTTAGTATGCACCCTGGCCAGTTCACTGTACTTGCTAGCGAAAACCCTGGTATTGTTGAGCGCTCAATAGAGGAATTTGAATATCATGCAGACATGGTTCGATGGATGGGTTTCGGCAAACAGTTTCAGGACTTCAAAATCAACGTCCACATCTCCGGCAAGCTCGGTCCCGACGGTATCAGAGCTGCCTACAAAAGACTCAGTCCCGAAGCAAGAAATTGCATCACAATCGAAAACGAAGAAAACTCCTGGGGGTTAAATGATTGTCTCAGTATTGGCGATATTGTTCCTATTGTCCTCGATATACATCATCATTGGATACGAGAAGGAGAGTACATTGATGCTGGTAGTGATCGTGTTAAACAGGTTGTTGATAGTTGGAGGGGCGTTCGTCCTACTCTACACTACTCCGTCTCACGAGAAGACTACCTCACAGACCACTGTCCAAACACGCTGCCCTCCCACTCATCGTTGCTTGTAGAAGGTTACAAAAAACAAAAGCTCAGAGCACATTCTGATTTCTACTGGAATACAGCAGCTAACGAATGGGCTCTGAGCTTCTTAGATACACACGATATTATGTGCGAATCTAAGGGTAAAAACTTAGCTAGCTTTGCATTAGGCAAACTAGCAAAAGATCTTACTTTGATTTAGGCGCTTTTGGCTTTTTAGCAGCCGCTGGCTTTTTTGGCGCAGCGGCTTTCTTTGCACCTGCTGGCTTTTTAGCTGCCTTTGGTTTTGCCGTTATAGCAGCCGCAGGCGCTGTTTCAGCAACTACTACTGGTGCAACTTCTGTAACTACTACAGTTTCTACTACTGGTGCAGCCGGTGCTTCTACTTTGTACGGCGCTGTTGGTTGTGCTTCTGGCTGTTTGCCTGTGAAGAATTCTACGATTTTCTTGAACATATTATGTTCCTCCTTAGGTTTTATTTATAATCTGCTAATATCAAGATCACTATTAACAGGCATATCCCAAATGGTGCGACGCTCTGCACCTTTCTTTTGGGCAAAGCGTTTAGCATCACAATTAGGACAACAATGAAAATAATTGTTGTTTAATCGCTTAGGACTAATCTGTTCTTTTAGTCTACGAAATCCTTCACCGCAATTGTCACATCGAAACACTGCTAACGTACGAGTGCGGTTATACTGGTGTTCCTTGCCTAGTTTGCTAATTCTAGTGTGAACTATTGTTTCAGTTTCTGTTGTAATGAACATTACGTATTTACATTAAGGTTATAAAACTAAAAGGTAAATATCATTATGATAACAATTTCCGACGCAGCAAAAACAAAAATACTAGATATTTTAGCAGAAGAAAACAATCCTAAAATAGCATTACGCACATTTGTACAAGGTGGCGGCTGTTCAGGATTTAGTTACGGTTTCGCATTAGAAGAAGAACAAGCAGAAGACGACTTCGAAGTATCTGTTGGTTCCTATCGAGTGTTAGTAGATGCAATGAGTATGCAGTACCTACAAGGTGCTGAAATCGACTACAAAGAAGAGCTAATGGGCGCTTCATTCACAATTAAAAATCCAAATGCAACAACAACCTGTGGTTGCGGATCAAGTTTCGGGGTATAAACAAAATGGCAAGACAATCAATTGATATTGGCGTACAAGGTAACGATGGCACCGGCGATAGTATTCGCGAAGCATTTCGAAAAGTTAATGAAAACTTCCGCGACTTATATGCTGTATTTGGAACAGGGGATTTAATTAAATCCACGAACCTAGATGACTTTCCAAGTACATATGATGCAAACCAAGTGTTTATTGTTAACGATCTAGGCGACGCAGTACTAGCAAAGACATTAGTCGGTGAAGACGGTGTTAGTATCGACAATAGCAATCCTGACGAATTAATTATCAGAGCAGCAGGTGCAAAACTAGAAGGCGATACTTCGCCGTCAATGAGTGCGCCATTAAATGCTAACACATTGCCTATAGGTAATGTTGGCGATCCTACAGATATTAATGTTGCGTTTTTTAACACAGTACACGGTACAACTATTACAGCAGACGATATTGTTATCAGCAAAGGATATGCAGACCGTAGATATTTGAAACAGCCAGGCGCTGGCGGAAGTACTGACGGACAGATTCGTATTCGCCCAGAGCCAGCTGATCAAAGTGAATATACTATAGAAATTGAGTCATATGAAAATGGTAATATTTTTATTGCAGGTCACGGATTTGACGGTAGTTCAGACGGAATTGCATTTAAATATTACAGTACAGGCGCAGTTCCCGTTGGACTGACCTCTGGTACAACTTACTACTTAAAATTTGTTGATGAGAATGAATTAAGTATCCATCCAACTTTTACCAATGCCAAGGACGGCATTAATAAAATCAGCATTCCAAATGGTGCAGGTACTGGTACACAAACTATTGTTGATGCATACCTCGACACAAACTTGCCAGGTAACTTCTTAAGTAACGAAGCTATTCCTCGTGAATCAGCTGTTCGTCGTCAAGGCGATGTACTTGAAGGACCAATTTATCTTAGCGATCATCCATTCCCGCTTAACGTAAATGCTGTGCCTGTTATACCCGGTGCTGACGAGGATTTCCAAGCAGCTACAAAATTCTACGTTGACAATAACAGTTTTGCTAGTAATATTAACTTGTTTGTATCTACCAGCGGAGACGATTCACAAGCAGGTGTGCCATCAGGAAAAGAAGGTAGAGCATTTGCATATGCATACTCGACAGTTGGGGCAGCATGTGCAAAAGCAGTTGAGTTGATTGATCTTGCTAACAATGAGCCAGGTCCGTATAGACAAAAGATTGCCTATACTGTGGGCAACACTACTTCTTTCAGCCAAGTACAAACTACAGGTATTTCTGGCGGAACAGGATATGTTGCAGTCGAGACATTATTAAATCTTAACAAAGACTACATTCGTGCTGAAGTTATCGGTTACATCAACGACACTTATCCTACCCTAGACTACGACGACGAAGCATGGTCAACTGATATTGGATTAATTATCGATGCTATTATCATTGATACATTAGTGGAAGGTAACTGGCAAAGTATTAATACAGGTCGTTCATATTTAAAAAATGCCAGTGCAAAGCTGGCAGGCGGCGCACAACAAACAGAAATAGTAGCAAGTATTGTATATGCTAAGTCGTTGGCTAATTATGTTTTACTAAAACAAAATCCACCTACTAGCTATCAATCAGTCTATACAAGACAAGAAGATCCGATCAGTACAAACTTAACTCAACGAAATGTAGTTGCTGATAGCTTTGATATTATAACCGACATCATTCAAAACGGTATTTCTGCTGCGCCTACTGTTGACTACGGTACAGGCTTTGTATCGTTTACTGTAAACAATGGTGGTGCTGGCAATGTAGACCAAGGCAACCCTACTAACATTGACATCATTCCAGGAAAGCTAGTCAAAGGTATCAAGTCAGGTGCTGTTGGTAGAATCCTAGCCTACACTAGTGGCGCAACTGAAGATACAATCGATTGCCAATTGTTAACTCCTGCTAACTTCCAGCTAACTGAAGAAGTTGAATTTGCCGAAGCAAACAAAGATTTACAAATTACAGTTCGAATTGAAAGTGGTATCTATTACGAAGATTTACCGATCAAAGTTCCTGCAAACGTTTCCTTGAAAGGTGACGAATTCCGTCGTACAATTATTCGTCCAAGAAATCGTGTAAGTCAAAGTCAATGGATACAAACATATTTCTATAGAGATACTGAATTTGACGGCTTGTCGCTTGCTCCTAGTTACTACCCGTATGCTGTTGAGCTACTAGTTGCTAACAGAGAATTCTTAAGACGAGAATTAATTGCATGGATTTCAGCACAAGTAGCAGGAAATATTGCACCGTTTACTACGTTGTTTACATATAACTCAAGCAAGTGTTCACGTGATGTTGGATACATTGTCGATGCGTTAATTCAAGACATTAAGTATGGTGGTAATGCAGGCACTTATGATGCAGCAGCGTTATACTACGACGGCGCTGTTTCTAAAATTGCAGGACAAGAGTCAGAAACTGCTGCTGCAATAGATCAATTAAAAACTATTGTTGTTAATTATATCTTAACAAATACATCATATACATCATTACAATCAGTAATTGCACAAACTACAACTGCAAACAACGGCGAAGCCGCAGCAATTACTAAAACTAGTACATTAATGACTAGCATATCAGCCGTTATTAGTGGTGGTTTAAGTGCATTGCCTAGTACATATACTAATCCGTTGTACGGCTATCATTACTTAAAAGACCCATCAAGAGAGTATGATGTTGGACCTAGTTATACAAATGCTGGTAGCTATGTTAACGCTGCAAAACTGTTAGAAATTAATAAACTGTTTATTCAAACAGAAGTTATCGAGTATGTTGACGCAACATATCCTGCACTAACATATGATAGCGATTTATGTTTTAGAGATGTTGGGTACATTGTTGATGCAATTGTTGCTGACCTAAAAGAAGGCGGAAAAGTTAATATAGTAGATGCTGCTGCTAGGTATTACAATGGCGTAATACCAACATCACAAGAAACAGAAACAATTGCAGCTATTAACTACATTAACACTATTGCACAAGATATTATCTTAAATGATGCTCCGACTGTGGTAAGAGGAACTGTGCCTCAAGTAATCAACACAAATCTTGTAAGAGAAACAGGCACCGGCGCCATCATCACTAACTTGATTAGCTCTGTTGCGTATGCATTTGATTCAAATTATAACCCACCTAAGAACAACACTGATATTGACATGTTCTTAGTTAACGATGCTGTTAAGATACATAACGTCACTGGTCAAGGACACGGCGGATTTATGTGTGTCCTTGATCCAGAAGGTGCTATTGGCTCTAAGAGTCCGTACGTTCAAAGTTGTGCTAGTTTCTCTAGAAGTGTAAATGCACAGACGTTTGCGGGTGGTATGTTTATCGACGGCTTCTCTGGAAGACTAGCAGCTAAGATTACTAACACTAGTGGATTAACACTAACACTATCAGGATTAACATTTAGACGACCAGTTGCGCCAACTGCATTCTACTATAACGGAGAGCGTTATCAAGTGGATAACGTAAGCTCATGGAATGCTATTTCTGGAATTGCAACAGTAGACTTAAATCCAGTTACTCCGTGGTCTAGTGGAAACTTAAATATTACACTTGAAACTCCAGGTAACCGTTCGATGCTCGGTAACGATTATACTCAAGTTAACGACTTAGGTTACGGTGTCATTGCTCATAACACAGGTGTAACAGAACAAGTTTCAACATTTACATACTACTGCCATACTGCGTATCTTGCCAGTGCAGGCGGACAAATTAGAGGTGTTGCTGGTTCAAACGCACAGGGAAATTATGGACTGAAAGCTGTTGGTGCTGATCCGACAGAAGTTCCGGACCAAGTAGCCTTGACAAACGACATGACTCAAGTTGCAAAGATTTACCGATTCGGTGAATATAGCGACTCGGTAGCAGAATCCGATATTGATCTATACATCAAACGTTACTCATATATTCCTGCTAGCGTAAGTGAAATTGAAATCGATCACTCAAACGGCACAATCAGTCGTTACGAATTAAGATCTGTATTGCGTACAGGAATCACG